ACATGTTGTTATGGCTAAAGAAGGTGACACATACAAATTAATTAGATTTGGACAACAAGGTGTTAAAGGTGCTGGTAAAAATCCTAAAACTAAAAAAGATAAAGCACGTAAAAAGTCTTATTACGCTAGACATAATGCACAAGGTAAACCTAAATCTAAATTATCTGCTAAGTATTGGTCACACAAGGTTAAGTGGTAAGTAAACGTATTAAATGTTTTACTTGTCACAAATCTCTTAAGTTCTTTAAAACTTATAAGATTTGTATTAATCTAGGATGTATTGAATATAATAAAAAATTAAGGAGATATGATGCCAGCAGCGAAGAAGAGTAAACCAAAACGTAAACCTATTAATGCTAAAACAAAATCTACACTTCAGAAAAAAGCAGCTAATTCTAAATACACATATGGTCAATTAGCACAAGTATATCGTAGAGGTCAAGGTGCTTATCTTTCTTCTGGTTCTAAATCTGCTTCTATGGCAGCTTGGGCTATGGGTAGAGTAAATAGTTTTATTAAAGGTGGGCATTCTCAAGATAATGATATAAAGAAAAAAGGTAAATCTAGTGCCAAGAAAAAAAAGTAAACGTAAAGTTCCCTATGAAAAAGGTGTTCCTGCTAAATACCTTGCTAATAAAAAAAATTCTAAATCATCAGTTGCTAAAGAAATTAAACGTACTTCTAAAGCTTATAAAGAAGGACGTTATATTGACCTTAAAGCTGTACAAAAAAGCCGTGCTGTTAAAAAGAAAAGAGGTAAGTAATGCCATTACCAGAAGCTTATGTTAATAAAACTTATACAACTGGTGAGTATTGTGCTAATTGTGAATACTACACTAATAATTACTGCATTAAATTTAACGAAACCGTAGCACCATATGGTTGGTGTGCAGCGTGGGAGAGTACAGATGAAGAATAATAAATGGATACAAAAAGCTAATTTAAAAAAAGGTGCTTTTACTGCTAAAGCTAAAAAACGAGGTATGACTGCACAAGAATATGCTACTAAAGTATTAAAAAATCCTGGCATGTATGACCCTAAAACAGTTAAGCAAGCTAGGTTAGCTAAGACATTTAAAAAAATGGCTAAATGAAATACGAAGTATTAAGAGTTAGTAGCCAAAAAGATAGTACATCTGGTTTATTATTTGAAGTTGACAATGGTAAACGTACATTTCTTTGCTACACATTAGAAGATGAACAACGTGATGTTAAAGTCTGGGGTGAAACTAGGATACCTGCTGGTACTTACAAGCTAGAGTTACGTACTGAAGGAGGCTTTCATAATCGTTATCTATCAAGATATGGTGCATCATTTCATAAAGGTATGATATGGGTTAAAGATGTACCTGGATTTGAATGGATACTATGGCATGCAGGTAATACCGATGAACAAACTGCAGGTTGTCTTTTACTAGGTAACTCACAAGAAAGTAATATAGTTAAAAAAGATGGGTTTATTGGTGCGTCACGTGATGCATATGTTTTTGTATATCCACGTGTTGTAGCAGCTATTGAGTCAGGTTTAAATGTAGAAGTAGAATATATAGACTATGATGGTAAGCTACCTACACCTGAAGTTTCTAATGCAGCTCCACCAGATATGATACAACCTAAACAAGTAATGGAAAAATTACAAGAGATAAGTGGTGAAGTTCAGATTTTATCTGCTAAACTAGACGGCAAAAGGATTATATAATGCCAAAAAATATTAATTTTAGTAAGAGTAGTAAATTTTCAGATGAAGATTTAACACCTGATGAATATTCAGAAATGACTGATGTTAAAGGTGCTGAAGATTATGACCCAGGTAAGTATGACCCATTAGCTAAACAACGTTCAGAAGCATTTATGGGACAAGATATCGATTTTAAATTAGCTGGTGCAACTCGTATTGGCGCTAAAAGTTCTTATGCAGTTGGTCCTATATCAGACCCTACACAATATGGTAGGCCAGGAAAAATGGAAGAAATACCATTTGAACGTGAACAAACTAAAGCTCTTGGTGCAGAACTAGCAGATGAGTCTGCAATTGAAGCTGCATTAGATGCAGAAATTGACAAGCTTGATATAGCGCAAAGAAATGCAGACCCTGTTGGAATTATGGAAGCTGAAACTAAAATCAAAGGTTTACAAAACGAATTAACTAAAGCAATAAAAGTAACAGCTGCTAAAAAAGAAACTTTTGGTGAAGCATATGAAACACAGTATTTAAAAGAAACTATATCTAAAAGACTTAAAGGTAAAGTTACTCCAGAAAATTTAGAGTTAATGGCTGAAGATGTTAAACCATTACCTACTACTCCTAAAGGTAAAGGACCTGGCATTAAAGCTGCTGAATCAATTATTCAAACAGGTTTATATCCTAAAAAATTACCAACAAATAAATTAAAATCAGGTGAATACTCTCAATCTAAATCTAGTATGAAATCAGTTAGTATTGAAAGAGAATTAAATCAACCTAAAGGTATTGATGAAGCTGCAGTTGATAATACATCTCAAACATCTGGTAGTTTAAAAGAAGTTATGGCTGCACGTGAAGGTAAGATAGACCCTATTACACAAAAACCATACAAAACTATGACAGGTGTTACTAAAGCTGGCGATATACAATTAAATAAAATGCCTGAAACTTCTTTTCCTACAACAGAAATAGGTTCAAAAGGTAAACCTATGAAAGGTGATTTTTATTTTAGAGAAACAGGTCCTACTCCTTCTGAATCATTAGCATTTCAAGAAAAACGTAAACGTATGGATATTGGTAAAGGTGATGTTAGACCTGGAGATGAAGCACTTGATGATTATCCACCATACAGTCAAAAAGCTCGTATAGCAGAACGTAGAGGACAAAAACCTACAGGTCAATTTCAAACCAAAAAAGTTTCAGGTACTAAAGTTAGTTCAGTTACTCCAGATGCTCCTAAACAACAACAGTATTCTGGTCTAAAAGAAGTTGACAGTCCTGAACTTAAACAATACGTTGATGAGTTTAAAGCTGCTGGGCAAACATCTCAAAGGGCTTTACGTAACGCACAACGTATGATGAAGCTACAAAAAATACGTGGCAAAGGTAAAGGTAAAGGCAAATTACTTACAACACTTGGTGCTGTAGGTATTGGTGCTATACTTAGTAAAAACTTGGAGAAATAATGAACGCAGAATATAAAGCAATTTTAGAAAAAACAATTTGGACATTTGTTGAAGCATTTATCGGTGCATTAACAGTTGCTCCATTGGTAGGTGTAGATGCTGATGCAGTACAACTTGCTGCAATATCAGGTGCGTCTGCAGCTTTAGTAGTAATTAAAGAGTTTGCTAAAAAACAATTAGCTAAACCTGTTAAGAAAGTGAGTAAGTAATGCCTAAAGCAAAACCAGCTAAAAAAGCATCACCTGAAGAATTTAGTAAACGTTTTCAAGAAATGAAATATAAATTAAAAAGCCTTGACCGTACAGATTATCGTAGAACTATTGCAGGTAGAGGTGATACTCATGCTCTTGATGGTGGTAAAACTTTACCTCAATCTCCAGGTAGAAAACTAGCAGCTACATTACCAGTTTGGCAAGACAGAGATGTCAAAAAACGTGGTTCTAAATTATCTAAGTAATGGCTAAAAACGAAGTAGGTCAAGGTTACGCTGGTCTTGGTAAACAAGAACTTAATAAACGTATTAAACAACATTCTGCTTTAAGAGCTAAAGCTTTTTCTACTTATACTCGTCAACAAAAAGACTATGAACAAGCAATGAAACTTGTAGGTGAATTTGGTAGTGACCCATCAAAGAAAAAAGCTGTTGATGAAGTGCATAAGTATGGTGTTGAACAAGGTGTTAAAGCTTATATGAACCTACAAAAAGTTGGTAAATTATCTGAAGGTTTAAGGAAACTTAAAAAAAATAAATAGTCGTCAGCTATTTTCCTTTATATTCTCTTCTTAAAAAACCTTGTAATAAGTCCCTTATAGCTTTACTATGTCCACTTGATTGCCTACCATCATATATGTCATGATGCCATTTGCATAAGATAGCCACATTATTCATATCAAACTTACGTGACTTACTACCACCCATACCTATACCTTGTATATGAGCTAGCTCTAACCATTTATTATCGTTACAATATGCCCACTCACAGCGTCCTCCAGCCCTTTTAAGAGCTTCTTCACGCATTTGTGACAAGTTATCCATTGACATTATACATAGTATATTTAAGTGTAATTTCTTCTCCTGCTTTAATAGTTCTTAAAGGGAAAAGATGATTAACACCTTGGTCTGGTGATTGGTCCATACGTATTACTTCGCAGTTAGGTGTATCACTA